TGTAAGTTTTTCGTATGTCTTGCGGCCTTGCGCCTTGCGCCTTGCGGCCTTCCTTTTAAATGCTTTGCGGCCTGGATAAACCAGGCCGCGTTGCAGAAAGGAGGCCCATTTCCCAAGGGCCAGGGGATTACATTATCCTTATTATTTCTCTGGCTATTAAGATCCAGACTATGATCGTTGCGCCTAGTGGTAATACCACTAGGCCAAGCGATGCGAGGGCATCGAGTATATGTTTCATTTCCCTTCCTTCCATTCTTCGTAAGCTTTAATCATTGCATCTCTAGCGTTTTCCATAACTTTAAGGGTTTGCCAATTTTCGCCACCCTCTTGCACTATGTCGTATAAATCAATGGTGTCGAAACCAAGTTGGTCTATTACAGAACCAATTTGTTTTTCAGTTAATTCAACTTTTATCTTTCTACTCATTACTCTGGCTCCCCTTTTGGAGTTTTACGAACTTGCGAGGGATCTATTTCTGCTTCCTCTCGGAGGCATTGATTGATTGCCCATACGCATGATTTGAATGGGTCTTTTTTATCCTCGAAAAGTTCAAAAGGCATGAACGTACAACTTGCTTCAGATACTGAGAAAATGTATGGACGTTTGAGGTATACCCCAATGCCACTAGATTCTATATCTAAAGCGCATACCATGTGCTGATATTTCTTATAGATTAAAGTTTTTTTACTGTATTTTGATGCCATTCTCTTTCCTTTCTAGTTGAGTGCATTGGATGCCAGCCCCTCGAGGCTGGACACCAATAGACTAAACGCTGTATTCGTCACGCCATTGTGGGTCTCCGTCCACAAATTCAGCATATGATTTTATATCTCGAGCATACATATCACCATATTCCCAAGACCCGTATGTGCCTGGAGATTTACCCGCGACAAACCATCGAGCATACGGGTCGTTAGCTTCAGCTTCTGAATGCTTATAGGTTTTGAGAACCCTCCAAACGGTGCCTCCCTCACCCCAATTGTTTGCGGCATACTCGGCATATGGTTGATCTACTGGACGGGTTTTTCCGAATGATGTTCTAGGCATTGTGTTTCCTTTCTTTCCTAATTGAACAAGTTTAGTATGCCCTACTTTAAAGCAGGGCACAAGTTTTATTTTATAGTTCTGGACTTAATTCTAGATGTTTTGCTTCGGTTTCTTTCTTGAAATAATCCCGAACATTTTGATAAGGACATTTCTTTAGTCCCTTCCATTGTTGATAAGCCTCGGTTAGGAGAATGATTTCTCTTAACATTTCAATTCTCCCTTCTAATGGTGTGCTATCTGAAAACCCTATATCGAATGGTAAACGTCCAGCTTCCCCACTATAATAATCTGAAGGCTCATCACTACAACGACACATGTAGCTATCACCGTGACTTTCTGTCCAAAAATAAACATCAACGTCATTTCCGTGCCAAGTCATACGTTCCCAAAAAGAACCTAACGGTAATTTGTGATCCATTTGAAAACGGGGTAAATATGGGTTTTTCATTTTGATTTCCTTTCTGATTGATTAGATAGATAGTGCCCCACTTTCAAGCGGGACACAAGTTTTATTTAGGTGTAACGTTATAATTTGTTACAATGTAGTTATACATCATCATCGCGCTTGTAAGAGCCACTGTTCTTTCACTTCCACTGAATGCCAGTAAGTAATCTTGCAAATCTTTTTTACTTTCTGGAGTCGCGAACATTGACTCAGGTTTCATATCATCGAACATCGTATTCCCTTTCTTTGGTTGAGTGGGAGGCCGTAGCCTCCCGATTGATTAGATGACTGGTTCAAACTTCTTGACCTTGTTCGCGGTAGCATACTTCTCCCATGTTCGAGGTCTGTTCTCTTTCCACCATTGTAGATTAGGGGCTGTCATTCTTACAGTGAATGTCCAACGTGCCCATCCGTTGGTGACTGCTTGTGCTCGAAGCTCATCGCGTTCCTTGCCAAGCTTTTTGATCTTTGCTTCGATCTTTGAGATCTTGTCCAGTGTTTCTAGTTTTTCCATTTTGTATTCCTTTCTAATTGAATTGTGTAACGCTTGTTACAAGTAACAAGATAGTGATTCGTTTGTAAAAGTCAACAAGTACAACACAATTAATTTACAATTATATCATTTTTTTTCGATATGGGGTTTTGTGTTGCATAATTGCAACAAGTAAAACACAAGTTTTTTAGGGGTTACTTTACCCTATCGCGTCCAAGATCCGAGGGGCACGAACCCCCATCCCCCCTATTTGGGGGGACTATATGTGTGTATGCGTACTATATAGTTGGTATTTTAAATTCATTCGGGCCTAGTTTCATTGGACTTGTATGCGGCAAACAAGTCACGGGTCCCTATGGCCCAGAAAAAATTGTGGGTGTATTTTCATTTGGGATTGTTGTACAGTGTCCGTGAACCACGAACCGAGGACCGATAGATGAGTTTTCTTGATAATTTTAAAATGGCTGTAGGACTGAAGCCAAAGACGGAAAAATATATACAAACTACTGCAAACACCCTGCGAAAAACTCAGGGTGATGCACGGGCGGATAGATATCTTGCTGATATGAAAGCCAAGGGAAAGTTAAAAGGTTCTTCATCTAAGAAGTCTCCGAGCAAGGGATCAGCGGCGGTTAAGTCTAGTTTAACGTTTGCGGATGAGGTTTTAAAAGATCCGTCTCGATTTTTACCGCCATCGGTTAGTGGTGAAAAGGTTGAAAAAACTAGAACCACCGATAGGTTTGGAAGGCCAAGAGGTCCTGTAAAAACTACAGTGACTAAGCCTACTAACATTTCTGCGGGTGCGAGTACGGCTACTGATGATCAGAGGAAAAAGGATCGTGATGATTTTTTAAGAAACTTTGAGATGCAAAGTAAAAGAGCGGACGCTGATCCGACGGGTCAATCTTATCAGATGTACGGTCGTTCGGTGAACTTGGAGAAAGATCCGACGCTTCTACAGCAGGGCATTGGTGGCGGAATGACGGGTAGTTTATTGAACTACGCTGCGGGAAGCAGACCACTTGATCCTATTGTAAACATTATCAATGGCAAGCCTATTTATCAGGATAGTCAGGGTAGGACGTATGCTTATGACAACTTGTTTGGAATGAGATATGATACTGTAAGCGATCAATCATTGGATGTGCTTCCGAGGGACATGCCTCAAGGCTCAGATGACGATGACGACAGGCCAGCCGCAGCGGAAGTTGTAGCGGAGAAAGCTCCAGATGATCCATGTCCAGAGGGATATAGGATGAACCCAGAGACAAAGCAGTGTGAATTAGATCCGTTCAAGCAACCGTTTGCTGATGCGGTGACCACGCCTCCTGCTCCTGTGGTAACAGCTGGGTTATCTCCGTATACGCAGATGGCTCCGGTGACCTTGGGTCAGCTTCAGCCTACTCGGATTGCGGCGGCAAATCCATTGGCGATGCAACAGGCGAACATGCCACCTGCGGGTGGTCTTGGGTCCTTGGCTCCTAGAATAAGTTAACGGATCATGAACCTCCAAGCTCTCCCAGAGGAAGCACTGAAGGAGATCTTGGCACTTACGGAGGCCAAGAAGAAGTTAGATTTACGTGAGGAGGCGGTTGAGAAGTTCATGCCGTTTGCTCATCATGTGTATGACAACTTCATTGAGGGTCGGCATCACAGGATTATTGCGGAAAAACTTGAACGTGTTGCGCGAGGGGAACTCAAGAGGCTTATAATTAATATGCCGCCTCGTCATTCGAAGTCGGAATTTGCGTCATATTTGATGCCAGCATGGTTTTTGGGTCGAAATCCTAAGTTGAAGATCATTCAGGCGACGCACAATACGGAGTTGGCGGTACGATTTGGTCGTAAGGTTCGAGATCTTATAGACGATCCACAATATAAAGACATCTTTCCTGATACCAATCTGAAAGAAGACAACAAAGGTGCAGGAAAATGGCAAACGGACAAGGGTGGTGAGTACTTCGCGGCTGGCGTTGGAGCTGCGGTTACTGGTCGGGGTGCGGATTTGTTTATTATTGACGATCCGCACTCGGAACAGGACGCGATGAGCGAGAGTGCGTTTGACAATGCGTACGAATGGTACACCTCTGGCCCTCGACAACGTCTCCAACCAGGTGGTGCGATCATCTTGGTGATGACGAGATGGGGTAAAAAGGACTTGACAGGCCGTTTGATACAGGCGCAGGGCGGAGATTCGATGGCAGATCAGTGGGAAGTGGTGGAATTTCCTGCGATTTTACCGTCAGACAACCCATTGTGGCCTGAATTTTGGGAAAAAGACGCATTGTTGTCGATTAAGGCGTCACTTCCTGTAGGAAAATGGAATGCACAGTGGCAACAGACGCCGACAGCGTCGGAAGCGGCTATAATCAAGCGCGAATGGTGGCAGGATTGGGAAAAAGAAAAGATTCCTGACCTAG